TTCTAGCCCCGCTCGCTATAGGAGATAACGGCCACCCACCCATTTGGATGGGTGACCCTATCTCAATTAACGAACCATATCTTACTGATCGGTAAAGGCAGGTACATCTACACCTTCCTGATGACCCCAGATAATCCAATTCGTTGAATCTTTTGCCAGAATATTGATTTCAAATAAACCAAAATCTGTCAGAGTCAATATAGAGTTTGAATTACCGTCAGCATACACGGAAACATTATCTGCGTTGGAATCCAAATGAATGATACCACCAATGTAATAATTGGTATCGGAGCCCGTATCGAAGATGACATTCTCAGTCTCTTCTGCCGCACCACCATAAATGAACTTGAACCACACTCCCGCCGTAGGCGACGGAAGGGTGAGTGTACGGTTTGAAGTGATCGCCGGAACGACATTGGTCCTGCCAGCGTTAGCGGTAGCAGTCAGAGTGGTATCTTCGTCACCCAATGTAATCGGGGTAACCTGCAACCCCGATCCATCCAAGCTGAATTCAGTTGTAAATGCACCAGTTGTTGAGCTTTTCGATACTACATCGAATCCGTCTTCGGATCTGACTGGTCCTGAAAAAGTTGTGTTAGCCATGAGTTTCTCCTGTCTTGGCTAGTGTCTGCCGATTACTCGACAGTCAGGAAAAAAGAATTACACCCTATATGGGGCAGGGGCCGAAGCCCCCACCCCACTAAGGTCATTACGCTCCGGGTGATCCCCAGATCCCAAGGGGATCGGAGACACCAAAGCTGTACCGCTCGCGAGCCTTGTAGCGAACGTTTCCGGTATCGAAATCACCGTCCATGCTCGTTTCCAGAGACACACGATTGAAGTGCTTCATCCCATCAGGAATGTCGGTAAGAAGGAACCACGCATCCGTATCCGTCAGGAAGTGATTCACAACCGTACCGTTCGGAACAACACCCATGCTTCTTACGGCATTGATGTCGTTGTCCGCAGTACCGGGACGAAGATCAGATTTCATCACCCGTGTCGCCACGAACTGCAAATCGGGCGGGATGACAAGCGTCTGGGGACGAGCAGCGATCAACAGGCCACGCTCATCGGTCCATTTGCCAATCTGAATTACAGCGGCCTCAAGAGAAGTCTCGTTGAGGTCAACGGCAGTCGCTGGACGGTTGGAGTTCTTGCCACCTGAAACAAGCGGGTGACCGTCACCACCAGTTACGCCATCACTTGACGCCGTGAAAAGATTTACACCGTCGCCGCCTTGGTAGGCATTGGTGAACCCGTTGTTAAGCGGGAATACAGCTTTCACCTGCTTGGTGTGAGCCATGGCGCGAGCCAAGGACTTGGTGTAACGAGCCGACAGGGAATCGTAGAGATTGTCCTCCATAGCCTCTTCCGTAATGGCAAAGCCCATGGCGATTGTCTCGTGATTGTAACGAGCCGTAAAGCTCTCCTGTGCGGCGTCATACGAAATCGCGTCACCCTCATCCTTCACGGGTGCAGCGTCGAAGCCCGAAAGCTTCACTTCCTCCTCAAAAGACCTACTGGAGCTTTCCGTCTCATAGATTTCGGTATGCTCGTCATCATAACGTGCATACTCCATTCCGAAGAGCGCGTTCAAGCCCGGAAGCAGTTCCTTGAGAAGTTGTGCGCGTGAAATAGCCATTGGTCAGTCTCCTATACGCCTGTGGCGTTTAAATAGGAATGATTAGAAGCTGACCCGCTAGACGCAGCGTTGAACTTCACGATAACATCTGGATAGGTATCACTCGCCGTCGTCCCCTTCGGGGGCAGGCTGCTAGGCCCGTCAACGAAATCGATAATGCGAAGGGGCAGCGTGTTCGTTGTTGCTGGAGTGCTACCATCAAGTGCGTTCTTGGACTTGCCGAAAGTGGTATTACCAGCAGTCACAACAACGGATGCATTGAGTCCACGATCCGTGGTGTTCAACGCTTCGTCGGATTGCATCTGGAAAACGACGAAAGGATCGTCTAGCACATACGCCATCGCATCAGTGGCCGCATTCGATGCAGGCCAATAATTTGAAAACGTCTTCTGGCTAGTAGTCGGGTCCGTATAGGAGCAACCCAAGAAAATTCCAACTGCGGTCAAGGCAGTAGTACCAGTATCCTTCGCTATGGTACCGTCAGCCGCGACTTTTACGAAATCACCATTAGAAATCTGTGTGCCGTAGGTCGTGATAATCGGCAGATTCCTAGTCTTGCTGGTGAATGAACCCGAAGCACTAAGAGTGCCAATGGGTCTGGCCCCGTATGGGGCTGCTGTAGTAGCCATAAGTACCTCTAAATGTCAGTCGCGCAACATTTAGCGAGTTCCCTTGCCAAACGCTACACGGGTTTTACGATCAGGCGTGAGAACAGGCATCCTAGGATCGCTCTCACGCATATAGGCATTATCGACGGCTTGCATCTGTGATTCAGCGTGATTCCTATAATAAGTACGCCTTTTCTCCACCGTTTCCTCCGGTGCCTTACAGAGCAATAGTCCACCGACTTCGATCCCGCCCTTCTGTGCCCAATCCGATTTATGATCGCTCATAATTTGTAGTTCCGGGTGATCTTCGGCACGAACTGGTTCCCACCCTTCACGAAAACGCTTTGACACGTTCGTGTTGTCAAGAGTGCCAACCATTGAAGTTCGTATCCATCTGAACACCCATCCGTCTTGCGGCTCTGGGTCTGGAAGTATGGATGCGGGTTCCCAAGGCATATCACGAGCCTCGTCTTCACGAGTCTCCAACGCCCTAGGTTTTTTCGGAGCGCGTTCGTCAGCCATCAGGCCATCTCCTTGATAAGCTGTGCAGCATACTGCTGTGGCGTTATCCCCAAGCGGTTCGCGAGTGCGACTTGGGTCGAAGTCAATGTGACTTTGCGTGGCACCGCACCGTTGTTTCTCATAGCTGGTGCAACCACGGGGCTCGCCTTGCGACGAGTTGCGGGCTCAACGACCATGGACCCCGAAGAGCCTCTGCCGCTGACGCCGAAGTACTCAGGAAACTTCTCCCTCATACGTTTGTCTATTAATTCATAGTACTCTTGAGTTTCTGGGTCAATACCTTCTTTCTTGACTAACTTCTCATGCACACCATATGCAAGGCTCGTCATCTCCTCATCATCACCAAACCAAGGATTGCTTTGTTGCCATTCCACGGCGGCAGGGTCCGCTGGTGGCGCTTCTGGAGAAGCCTCTGGCCGTTGCTGGGCCTGCTGGCGTTGTTCGGCCAATACATTCTGCTTCCACTGCTCTGTGACCCTATTTGACACCGCAGGAGCAGAAGCTTCCGCCAACTGTGCATTGGTCAGAGCCTTTTGTGCCTGAGCAATCTGATCCGATTCTCCAGATTCGTGTGCGTGTTTGAAATTAGCTTCGGCTATGGCAACCGCAGCCTGAGCCCCATATGTACTGTGCTGGTTAAGAGCAGACTGCGAGTCTTGGACGAGCTTGAGTAGCCGTTGATTTTCGACTTGGAGATTCTGTGTATAGTTCACAGCCTCGCTTGCGAGCCTATCAGACGCTTCTTTTGCCCTTCGCTCTTCGTGATACTCCCATTTCAGCTTCTTGATGCGTTTCTGGGCACGACTCCCATAGTTTGAGATCTCTTCGTCCGTCGCCATGTCATCATCTGATGACGTAGCCTCTCCAGCAGGACGCTGATCATCTTCGGGGCGATCATCTACGACCTCGACGTTCACTTCTTCCGATTCGGGAACTTCAATAGTATGTCTGACACCCAAAAACTTGTCTTCTTCGCTCATTCTTCCGATTTCATCGCTCATTTTATGCCCTCTCCACTCCTCTAGGGTCTTCTACAACCGCCTCTACGGTGTCATCATTGATTAAACGAAACTCTTTACCATGGATTTTTAATCTAGTACCACTAAATGCCCGGAAAACTACCCAATCACCGACCTGACAGTACGGTCCATTGGGGAACCTACCATAGTTAACGTAAGCATCTGGCCCCATCGACATGACCCATCCCACAACAGTGGAGATAGACTCTTCATGTTGAGACTGCACAGACTTGATGATGCCGCCCTCAGTCTCCTCCTCAACATCAGGAAGGGCAATTAATAGTTTGTAGCCTTTCGGCTCAGGCAGTTGAGAAGCAAAGTTAACTCCTTCCTTACTCTCATCCCGATAAAAAGGCTCATATTCAGCGTCTTGCGGGGCGACTTCCTGTTCTTTTTCCGATGCTTCTGTTGCGAGTTCAGTCATTGCGACCTCTCGTTGAATTGTTGCGCCATGACGGCGGGTTACCAGCTAAAAATCCCTCAACTTATCTTCCAAATCTATGATTTCACGTTCCGTCCAAGCCAATCCATCTATCGTTCCGCATATCTTTCGATATTCCTCCATGTCCGTGGCGGCACCTACTGCAAGATGATCAGCCAGTACATTCATCTGATCCCTGATCTTCTTTTTGAGCAACGACAAGACATCTTCACTCACTGTCATTATCCTTTGCCATTTCTCTGCCAAGCTTGACGCCTTCAAGCTCCTGAGAAGCTGCCATTTTCTTTTCGTCGGCGTCCGTCTTTATTGCTAGTTCCTGTTCGTCCAATGCGAGCTTCTGTTGTTCCAACTGAAGTTCTGCCACATCGATTTGTTGTTCAGAAGCTATCTTCTCCTCAAGCAGCCGTAGCTTCTGCTGGTCGAGTTGTTCCTTGCTGGCAACCTTCTGCTGCTCCAACTGCTGTTTCGCGGCATCGGCCTGCTGTTTGCGCTGGACTTCCTGCTCCTGTATCCCAAGCTCGCGTTCGCGCTGTTGGATGATCGGGTCTTGCTGTTGCGCGGCTTGCTGTGCAGCCTGCTGTTGTTGCTGCTTTTTGCCAGTCATCTGATCGGCGGCATCGGCAACGAGTTTGCTGAGTCTGCTTTCGATATCTTCCGGTAGCGGCTCACCCATCGGCGGCAGTTCCGTGCCAAGCTCTTCTTCGATCTGCTTGCGGAATACGAAGGCCAAGTGTTCGCGGAGATGGGAGTCGAGCGCACCGGATATCGATTGACCAGCAGGACTGTTCTGCATCTCCTGCGCGATCTGCGGATCATTCTTGATCGCCATATGGACACGCACATGTGCCTCGTGATCCTGATATTGATACGCTTTGACGGGAGCCTGTGTAAGCATATTCTGATTTTCGCTGACGGGATCGGTAGGTGGCACCTCGTCCGTGTCGGGTACGACCTTGTCGGCGTTCGGAATACCTATCAATTCCATCATCTGTCTGTGCAGAAGCGGGAGGTCATACATATTCGGGGCTTGAGCCGCTAATTGCAGGGCAGCTTGATACTGCATGATGCGTTGTGCCATCGTAGACGCATTCGGGTCCGAAACAGGCACTACATCAATGCGGTCATCGAAATCTTCAGCCTTGATGCCTTCGCCCGCATCCGTCTCGTAAGGATAGTCGGGGTCCGTGTAATCATGGATGATCTTGGCTAATATCTTGTATTCCTGCTTGAGACTGGCATGGATACGAGCCTGAATCGCGGACTGCACCTTCATCGCCCGCTCCATGATCGCAAGAGTAGTTCCTACCGGAGCCTCTTGATTCATGTCTGCTACTTTGAGGTCAGCCATTGATGCAAATCGTCGGCCTTCCTCCACAATGTTACCCAGCAACTGATAAAGGACCGAAGAAGGTTCCTTATAAGGAAGGAAGGTGATGTTGTCACGGATCGTCCCTCCCGGCACATCAACGTCTCTGAATTCTCCCGGCATAATCGGCGTATCATCGCCCTTGATTCTGAGTCCACGAGTCTTCAGTCCTCCCGGCAAATTGGAAAGAGTTCCTGCGTCCACAAGCTGACGCAACAGGCTAGTAGCGGATTTCGCGAGCCCACCGATCATATGGATCAAACCTAGGTTATAAAATCCAATGCCCGGAACGTATCCATAGTGAACGAAGTGCTGTTTCTTAATCTTATGCTCGTCACTCTCATCCCAATTCCGATAGATCGAAAGGATCGTGGAACTGGATTTGTCGATGGTGATCACATAAGGAAGAGCTACGCCGTCCGGGTCTTCAAAACCCGGAAGGTCGATATCAACGTGCATCTCTAGAAGCTGATGTCGTTCTTCGGCGTCATATGAAGGTTTGACCCCGCCGATCTCGTTGAATTTATCCGTGATCGGGTTCTCTTCTATGTGTGAGGTCGTGAGTTCTACATCTCTATAGAACCCGCTGACCTGAAGCTTCTTCACCTGATTCGTACTGCGGTTCATTACATGGGTATAACGCTCCGCCTGATCCAGATCCGCCTCGTTGTATGACACGACGAAATCTTCCGCGGGCACAAACATCGAAGTCGGTCTGCCCAACGAAGGATCGAAATAGATTTTGCGGAACGCCGATCCGGCAAGCGGCAGGCTAAACAAAAGCTTTTCGGTTTCAGACCGATATTCGGTCATCACTTCGATAAGCTGATAGTTCATGTAATCCTGCACACGCTTGGCCTGTCCCAGACGTTCTTTCGTAGACAGCCCCCATATCTGGGTTTTTACCGGACCTTTGGCTGGCATGATTTCTTGGATCGTCTGTGCTTGAAATCGCACGACGGCTTCGGAAAGCATCGGATGGAATACGCCACAAGCTCCAGCCCAAGGCGTGGTACGGTCTTCAATCTCCAGACCTAGATTGTCGAGTCCTTCTTTATACGTTTGCTCCCAATCCGACCTGCTTCTGTTGTCGGCATTGAACTTGGCAATGAGATCAACTGCGATTGTGCGGCTGTCCTTGTCTTCGATGACTTCAGCGAGGTTGCCATCGAACTCCGTATCGACACTACCTATGTCCGCGGACGGATCAAAATCTATCTCGACTCCGCCGTCTTCCAGTTCCGTGACCAAAGACTCACCCGGAATAACCTCCTCTTCCTCAATAACCATGAGCCCTTCTGGACCCATATCGAAATCATCCTGATTGAATAATCCTTCCAGAGACTTATCTATCGGCATAACATATATCCGGTTTCGTNGGGTTTTCGCAGCCGAGACAGGTTAGGGGATATCCCGCGTACCGGACACTATCTCTGAAACTGAAGCGTCTCTCGTTTAGTTTCACTTGACACTCAGAACATAGCGAATCCACAAACTTCCTACGGTTTTTCTGCTGCAACACATGGTATTGTTCCCACCGATCATAGGATTTATCCGCCAGCTTCATCCACTCTGCGTATGATATAGGGCCATCGGCACCAGAGATTGCGTCGAGGGCCAGCAGTATTACTTTCTTCGCACAAGCGTGGCTGCAAACAACAATAACCTCGTGCCCCGACCACAGGCCGCCGGTTTCTGTCTCCTCGCCACACACACTACAGACAGGAGTCTCGCCTGCAAACGCTAGGGTGTCGTGCTGTAGATAGCTAATAGTAATCCGCCTTACGGTTAGGCACCAATTCACCCACTAAAAAATCTTGTCAAGATCGTCCGCGACCTTATGAAGAGTGGCAACAGTATGCGTGATCACTGGTGGTGCCTTGTCGGCAATGCCCAGCGTCAGGCCCTCGGTCAAGCCCTTGGAGAATGCCTTGTCGTCCGCCGTTGGCTTGCCTAAATCCTCGACAGTCTTCGGGTTGATGACCAATGACGTGCCGAACGCTAGATGCGGGATCACGCCACAAGTCGAGAGCTTCACATGGATGTTGCCTTCCTTGTCGTACCAGACGCCCGCGTCCACACTCACCCCGTCGCCCGGACCACCCTCCGGCCCAGCCCAGACCGTCGCTTGATTGCCGTCCGGGTTCACATAATGCCATTTCATCACGTCCGCCACGGTAACACCAATATGGGCGCTGACCTTCACCTCGAAACCCCTGCCGTCATGTGAATCCACGGAAGCAGATACGCCCTGCTCCTCGTTAACAGTCTCCACATCACAGATATGGTCGAAATTCCACTTGTCAGTGCGCGACCATTTCTTTCCAATTTCCTTCCTGAAATAGAAATTGCCGCTCTTGTCTGCGTAGAATACGTCCGCGTCAGAACTGTTGCTGACGTAATAACCGGGAGGAACTTGCTGACCTACCATTGATCGCTCATCTAATAATAGTCCGCTTTACGTCCGGGCAACAACTCATCCCATGGGTCATCAGTCTCCATATTGATAAAACCACCCTGTCTAAATCTTAGCAACGCCTGGGTCGATGAGTCAACCAAGTCATCGTGGTCGCCGTGAGGAAATGCCGCGAACTCCTCAATAACCTCTTCAGCCCACCTCTTTTTGGGTGCCCAAACATGACCACTATGGAACAGATCGGATACCGCATTGACTCTGGCAATCTTGTCCTTGCCTCTGCCCGGCGTGTATTCCGAAACCGGGATACCGATCCTACGCAATTCAAAAATCAGTGGACTGCCAGCAGCCTTCGCTTCCACAATACACGCATCCGGTTCGTATTCCTTGTACATCTCGTAAGCGCGTTTCTTCAAATCAGGGAATTCCAACCGCTCCTGTAGAGCGTCCAACAAAATAATGTTCGCTTCCTTGTCTTCATTATAGAAGACACCCCATGTCGTGCAGGCACTATAATCCGCGGTTTGTTTCGCTAGAAACGCCGTGTCCCACGATTGGATCACAAACTCGCATTTCGGTGGATCTTTCTTCGTCCATTCCTTCCACCATTCGCGCTTGATGATCGCGCCTTCCTCAGAAGTCGGGTCTTGCTGGTACTGGGCACTCCATTTACCCACCGGAAGCTCCGCTTTCAGAGCCTCTAGCTGTTCCAGCGGCCAGAACCCCGGCCACAATGGCTTGCCGCTAGGTAGAATCGCAGGTAGTTCGATGATCTCCCATTCGTCAGAACCGCCCCTCTCTATCGACGCTTTGAGGATGCTGCCAGTCAGATCCTTCTTCGACCAACGAGTCATTACCAAACAAATAGCGCCCCCCGGCTGTAAACGCTGGCGTGGACCAGACGTATACCACTCATAAGTCTTGTCGTAGACAGATGGATCGTTCTGTGCCGCTTCCTGCTCCGAATGGGGATCGTCAACAATAAGAATGTCCGCACCCTTACCCGTAACAGCACCACCTACTCCAATAGCAAAATAATCGCCGCCCACGTTCGTGTTCCAACGACCAGCCGCCTTGGAGTCCGCACTCAAATAAACACCGGGGAATATCTTTGCGTAATCCTCAGAACCTACCAAGTTGCGAACCTTACGACCAAAACCCACAGCTAATTCCGCAGTATGTGCCGTCTGAATAACCTTCCGGTCAGGGAACCTGCCTAGATACCACGCAGGAAACAGATGCGATGCAAACTCAGACTTGGTATGCCTAGGCGGCATATTGATGATCAAACGCTTTAACGCGCCACTAGCAATACGATTGAACGCGTCCGCCATCACACGATGATGGTTGCCCTCTATGAACGCAGGCCATACCTCCTTCACAAATTCTAGAAAATCCCCCTGAGAACCCTCCCGCATCCTAGCAGCATTTAATTCCTCAATAAGACCGAGAATCTCACGCTTCTCGTCAACAGGTAGAGTATCTAAAATTTTTGGGTTCATTTCTATAATCCCTAGATGTCATTAATAAAATAGTTATGCGGGTTCTGTTCCAGTCTGTCAAGTTGTTCCGTTATTGTGATGTCACGATAAGTTGAAATTTTTATATAAAATTTTTAGGGGTAGGAGTCCCAGTGGGAAATCTGGTGATCTAACGAGCAAAATACTGTTTTGTTGTTTGGGGCGGCGGCGGGCCGAAAAAGGGGGGGTCGGGGGTACTGGGGCCTTGCGCCCCCCACCCTATTACCTTCTATTTATGTCACGGAGAGAGGGGGCCACGATGGCACTCTCAATAACTCTGTCATCCTCCATAAAGGAGAGACACCATGCGCTACGTCACTATGGGATCGCTCGACACATTCGATAGGCTCACCCTGAGCATCGACGCGCTATGCGAGGCCAACGCGGACCATTTGGCCTACGCGGACACGGGAGAAGCTATCGACCTTCCGTTCTGCGAGTCCGACGCATGGGGCGGCGAGCAAGAAGATGTTCTCCTGCCTCTGGGATTCGTGAGCATCTATTACCAGAAGGTCCACAACCCCAACGCGGACGATTACAGGCCTCGCCAGTTAATGCCTATTGAGGTCTACGAATCGAAAGCGGGTGCGCTACTCATGAGGGCCTACGATCTCAACGCGGGATTCGTGAAGTCCTTCAGGCTCGACGCGGTACAGCGGGTCCTAATCCGCAATCAGAACCTGCCGGATGACGGATGGGGGTTGCAAGACATCACGTTTCATGGTCGGTCAGCCCTGAGCGAATCACTCTAACCGAGCAAGGGGGGGGCATTCAGCCCCCCCCATCACTCCTAAACGGAGATAAGAACAATGGAACATATCAGCACCATAATCAGCAGAATCTTAGGCGTCACGAATTGCCCAAGCTGCGACGGTAACGACAAGGAAGACGGCCCCGTGCCTAACGAGAAAGATCGAGAGATGTGGATCGATCTCGCGGGGTACTATGTCGAGTGTNCCATGTGTGNAGATGGCCGNGTCTACTGGGAGGATAATTGGCTCNCGGGTGGGGAAGATGGCCGAGTCTACTGGGAGGATAATTGGCTCGCGGGTGGGGAGAACCATTGGAGGGCTCGCACTCAGGAATGCGAACATTGCAACGGCTCTGGCGAATTGAAGATCCATGACCGTTGCGGGACTTGCGGAAGGTTAGAGCAAGCCTATGGCACGGGACCGGAGAGGGTGGACGATGACGATAGGATTCGCAACCACCTAGAATATTAGGAAAGACAGGGGCGGGGGATCTACCCCCGCCCCACCATGTAGGACAAAGGGGAGTAGTAAAATGGAACGCAAAGACGTACCCATGGCGAGCCTTCACCATGCACAGGCGAGTCTAGAAACTTTAGACCGTCTTTTGCAAGACGGCCCTTCGCAGCGCGATATCCAGTTTATCCGCACTTGTCTTCTGGGCATCATGGCTAGGCTCGACGCTGCCATCGTTGAGATTAACGAATCTTAACCACACTAATCGGGGGAGGCACTCCGCCTCCCCCATTACCCCCGGATAGGGGAGCATCATGTACGGACAAGACGAAGCTTTCGTGGCTGTGATCTTAGTAGTCGGGTTCACGATCCTGCTCGTGTGCTGGATCGCTGAGTACTTCCACAGAGAGGATAGATAGATGATAAACAACAACAATCCCATGCCTCTTATAGGCCTCACCATCTTTGCCATGTTCCTGTGGGTAATGATCACCTTCAACATCTAGGAGAGAGAATGATGAAAGACGGCGTAACGATAAGGGAGATCGCGATCTGGACCTTGACCAAACACCGGGATGCAGTCGGTGAATACTTGGACCTATCTGATGAAGAACTCCAGAACCTTTTTCGACGGCTATGTGCAGACGATCCTGTGCGATTTGAGGGGGTTCTAAAAGAGGAGGAGAGATACGGACACGCTCAGTTAACTGGACAAGAACTCTATGACCATGAAAACCCTGCACCCTTAGAAAATCCAATGGACTGGGAGAAGTAAGTAGAGCAAGCAACATGGGGGGGGCCGAAAGGCTCCCCCCTTTTTTTTGTGCCTACTGTTCACCTAACTTGAGGCCACGATCCCATCCACCTAGTGAGGGTATGCGATGAAGAACAAGAGACGAGACAGCAGCCACAGCAGGAAACACCGCCGTGATCGGAAGGCTAGTAACCTGAGACGAGGCAGACCCAAGCCGAACCAGACACCCAAGCACATAAGAGAACTCAACAAGATACTAAGGCGCACGGGTCAACCAATCTTCGACAAAGAGTAGAGCAGCAAGGGGGGGGGAAGAAAAAAAATTAGAGACAGGTACGGGCGTCGGGTACGGGCGCGAGGCGCGGAAAATTTTTTAAATAAAAATTAGGTACGGGCGTCGGGTACGGGCGCGAAGGGTAGGCACAAAAAAAAGAGGGCCACCCTTTCGGGTGACCCTCTCCTCTATCCCCCCCTCCCCTTAGTTGAGTGACAGTGTTTCCTGATTCCGATCTACCCACGTTCCCTCTTGGGTGACTAGTTCCTTTCCTAGTCTGTGGAATCTGGACATCGATGTCGGAAGCTCCACGATGTTGCGATCCTTGAGAACCTCAGTGGTGGCGTTATTGAATCCCCACATGGTCGGCTGCTCAAATTCCTCGTGGCTAGGATTCCGATACTCTTTCAGAATCTTAGGAGCGTATGCCCACGGGAATGCGCGAGCATCGCACAGCCTAACGAGTAGATCGTGGGCCACGTTATCCTCTAGGCTAGTCTTCTTATAAGACTCGACCAGTTGAGTGTGATCCGTATGTGCTTCGTCAATCTCTCCCGCCAATTGGTTAAGCCGTGACGGTAGAACCTGCCGCACGTTTACGCTGTGCTTGTGGCTCGCCTTGAATTCTCCCATGAAATCAAGGTTACTGCAAACCATGACAACGAGTCCCGCCACCATGCCCGCCGACATCGTTTTGTCGTGGCTGTTGCGGATGCCGATAGCTAACTCGTAATCCTGCCCGATGGCTACATCTTCTCTCTGGATTTTCAAGACACCGAATAGCCTTGTGCTATCGTATCGGATGTCTTCCCCGCCAACCTCAACCTTCCCGCTTTCCAAAGCGTAACGCTGTTCGGTAATGTCCCAACCGAATCCACCAAGCGTTCGGTTGACCATGTCGAGAAACTCACCATGTGGAAGCGGTATGTGGCTCCGCGTTTCCGGCGGTGTCTCTGTCGCTCGCACCTGCTCCTCTGTTACCGTCGTCCCGCCGATGAGTGTCGTTCTCACGTTCGCCATTTTGTTTTCCTCCTGTAGGTGAATGGCCGTTCAATTAACGTATACCAATCTACAGTGATCGAGTCACATTGTCAACCACCATCACCACATTATTTTACCACCATGACCCACACCTATGTTATATTTTTTTAGGTACGGGCGTCAGGTACGGGCGCGGGACATAAGCCCCGCGCCCTATCCCCTCAAGTATGTGTGTGTCCATCTGGTTCGACCCCGATGAACATCCTCCCAGACATGACACCGACGTATCCGAACCCCGGTAGCACTTCCACCGGATCGGGCAGGTTATGTCTCTGTTGTAATAGCTCCAAGCTATTCCACTGTTCGACCGTTACCTCGTTATCCTTTTCACCTATAAAGATAGGTTGTTTGTTCGGCCACCGAGCTTTCATGCTGTCCCCCTTTCGCTAGGGCGAATCTGATTCCCCCAAGCCCAATGCTCATTGTCTAGATCCACTAACACCTTGCGCTCTACAACAGTGTCCCATCCCACAAGCTGTACATCTTCACCATACTTTGAACCATTGGACTCGTTAATCTGAATTCCCCTTACCTTGACTAGTTTCTCAGGATCACTGCCCCAACCACCACGCCACAAGACCGAGTCTCCTACTTTCAGGTTAGCCATTAACCTGTCACCTCCTTGTGGCGATCTTCAAACGTGGTCATCCACTCCACCAACAGATCACCCGCCTCTCTNCGATCCAACCCAAACGTNGCCTCCACATACTGCCCCGCCCCAAACATATTCGTGACACCCGATTCGCGCAGGTTGTCCAGATACTCAAAGATCTTTTCCTTGTTCATCTGACTAGCTCCTTATTGAAAGGGTTGTCTGTCGTACACCAATCTATAACAACACTATCACCGTGTCAAGACACTGGGCCTTTAAGACACTGCTGTTCTGGGTATCGGGAGCGAAGACCCTCATCGAATCGTCTAGGCATGACCACCTTCCAATTGCAATCGTCGCAACACCGACCTTCTTTTATCGGTTCAGCGTTGTTGCCATGCTCCCACGCCACTTCTCCTGTTGTCGGATGAAGCAGGGGCTTGATCGGTTTCTCGCAGATGACACAGTCCATGTTAATCCTCTCTTGTGGTGGGCCAGTGAACTATCGAGCATTAATATAACATGATGATGTCACCATGTCAAGATGTGACTATGACTATGGCCATGGCCTCACATTTTTTTTTAAAAAAATTAGGTACGGGCGTTAGGTACGGGCGTCCACCCTATATGATATTTAATCCGAAGAGTAACAGCAGGGTTAGGACGATCACATACACAACCTCCGAGATAACCTCACCTATTGTCTGTTTCTTTTTGTACGTCACACCTTCTCCTTTAATGCAGGGGATAGCTGACATTAGATACTTCGTGATCCCAACAGGCCCGACAGTCTCCACAATATGGATCTCCATCCTCTACATAAGCGGGGCAAGTATGATCGCCCTTGCTAGTAACGGTAGATGTGTTCGGAAAGGTAGGCTCAGGTCCGTCAATCATTACAGCCGACAGCCTGACGCACACGTTGGATGGAAACTCTCCATGATCCCGCAAATATTTAAGAACTAATCCTGTTTCGTGGGTAGGTAGCCAATGCTGTGTGTTAGGCGTCCGTTCACATACTTCTACAATATNTTTTAGGTGCGTCATGTCTTGTACGTCACCGGAATCTTGCCAACGGAAATAATCTGCCCCGTTAATTCCGCGCACCATGTTGTCTACCCACTTAGGGTGGTACAAAGCATCTAGTCTACGCTGTAAAGCTTCCTGAACTACTGGCCTAGCGTAGTGACCACGCCCCGCATAGCACTTAGAACATATGGTGCCCGGAACTTCAGCTAATTTTGCGCCCACATTGCAATGCTCGACAGATAAAGAGATCGCACGACAGGGCATCTTGCTGGGATTAGAGAATCCGCCGACCGATTCCCGAGCTTGCTTGACAGTTTGAAGTTTCATAGCGTCCCCGTCTATATCACGTTGTGATTATCGGAACTCATGTAACCTATATGATCAGTGCCACCCTGTCAAGGCCCAACACAAAAGGATTTCTCTCTCTATATAGAGGGTGGGAGTCACTACTAGTAGTCTACTGTTTCTTTCTACCCGTTCGAGAAGACTACAACACACTCAAACTGATTTTTACTTACCAGTTAACCAGTTCGAAACCCTGTCTAGATAGTCTAGGTAGTGTGGACCCTCTGTCAAGGGGTAAAATCTGCCTCCAAGCAGGTACGGGCGTCAGATATGAGTTTTTTTTATAAATTTTCAGGTACGGGCGTCAGATCTCGACCAATTTGGGCTATCTGTTTAATAGTTTTTCAGGTACGGGCGTCAGACTACTAGTAATCTTGTAACTATCCTAGGTACGGGCGTCAGAATGGACAGCCTAGCCGAATCAGTGCCTCAGAAAGAGCCTCTGCGCTAGATATCTCTGGATAGCGACTACTCCCACAGGGTATATCAATTCATTGGGATGTTGAGGTCTTCCAATTTTTCTCTCAGTTCTTTTTCTACATCTTCTGCACTTCTGTGTACTACTGTGACGTTGGTACTATCGTCAAATAATTTTTCAGTTTTGGCTAAGATTTCTAGGGCTCTCACTCGTACAGACGGATTATTCTCATCGCACGAGGCTTCAGCACGCAACTTATCTAGTATCCAATCTTTAGAGATTCCTTTGTGGGTTTCTTTAGCCTTTTCTTTTTGTTTTTTAATTTCGTCCACTCTACTTCTAATCTTCTCCATGGACATGAGTTTAGATCCTTCGGTTGACGCGGATCTACGCGACAATTTTTTCACATTATAGGCTTGGAGGTAGCTATCTGTCTGGCTATTGCCATCGGCCACGAACGCACAGAACGCCCTTTGTTTTTCTGATAGGGTGGTGCCCTGTTTCATGTTACATCTCCGGTAGAGTGTAGCCCAATCTAAACGGGGTCAGCATCCACCTCAAGGATGTGCCTATTGACACAGTGACATAGTGTGTTAAGTTAAGTCTCGAGCGGACACCTTCTCAAGGAGGAGTTACCATGTTCAACGAACCATCAGAGTACGACTACCGCGCCCCCACCCACAGGGAATTGGTAGACAACTACACCCGTTGTCATGGGGAGTTTGAGACTGAGCAAGCTTGGATACTCTCACCGTATGACACATGGGAGCCCAACCCTTTCTACAAGGGACGCCCGCAAAAGAGTCCAGACGAGCTTGAGTACGAGTACGGTCACTGCATCGAAGCGGGCGACGATCCTGATTCGATCTCCATCTATGTGGACGGCCTACCTGCTGACCCACCCCGTAAAAGCGACGATGAACTTTGGGCCGAAGCGTGTGATGCGCGTGATCGCACCCCATTCTTTTAATCACCCTCTAAAGGAGGAATACACCATGACCGACAAATATCCTGACGCGCCCGTCCACATACTCGACAGCATCAATCGGTACGTCGAGCATCGTCTTCAACCGGGAGGTTTCGTGACGGCGGTGCTTTCAAACGATTTGGTGGCAGCATTCAGGGCTGCCGACACGGATTCTGAGGCTGGCCTCCGCGACATTCTAAAATACATACGCTGGGAGATCCCTTCACCGTGTTGGGGATCGCGAGCGAAGGTCGAAGCATGGATCAACGATAGCAAGCCACAGCAAAACCATTAAAGACAGGGGGGAGGG